CCGCTCAAGGCCTGGTTCAGCGACCTGATCGGTTGGCTCTCCGGCAAGCTGCAGTGGATCGTCGATGCCGCCAAGTCGGTGGCGCACAGCCTGGGCTGGACGGGCGGCGCCGCCGATCAGCCCATGACCGATCCCCAATCCAACCCGGCAGGCCCACGAGGAGCCGCCGCCGGACTCGCATCCACGACGGCTGCGAACGAGCGTGCTTCGCTGATTCCAAGCCAAGCGGCCGGCCGAGTCGAGGGACAGGTCAATATCAAGATCGATGGCCTGCCGGCAGGCTCTCGGGTCCAGCAGGTCAGCGGCGGCACGATGCCTCTGAACGTTGACGCCGGCTACAGCGGCTTTGCGCTGGCGATGCCGTAGGAGCGATCAGCATGGTCAGTTCTGCCGCTGCAACTGTTTACGCCAACCAACTACGCCCCGCATCATTCCGGGGCGTGCCGTTTCAGGTCAATGGCACCGATTTCGGCGCCGGCCGCCGCGTGCAGGTCCATGAGTACCCGCAGCGCGACATGCCTTGGGTTGAAGACCTGGGCCGCGCCACCCGCGAGATCAGCTTCGATGGCTTCTTGATCGGCGCGAACTACATCGACCAGGCCAACCAACTGCTCGCCGCACTCGAAACTTCCGGGCCAGGTGCGCTTGTGCATCCGTGGCTGGGCGCAATGCAGGTCTGCCTGTCGGCACCTGCGCGCGTGCGCTTTGATTCCGGGCTGGGCATGGCCACTATCTCGATGAGCTTTGTGGAGGCGGGCGAGCTGTCGTTCCCCGCACCCACAAGTTCAACCCAGGTGGTCAGTCGGCTGACCGCTGATGGCCTGGCCAGCGCTGCGATCACGGATTTTTCAAACACGTTCACGGTGAACGGGTTTCAGAGCTTTGTCTCCAGCGCCGCCCAGGGGCACCTGGCGTCGATGCTGGGTTTCCTGGGCGCTGGCCAACTCGCGCAGGTGCTGGGCACCGCCACTACCGTAGCTAACCTGGTCACCCAGGCGGCGTCGTTTGTGAACAATCCGCAGATGCTGGGCCAGACCCTGCTGAGCGCCTTTGGCTTGTCCGGTGCCGCTGGTGCCGTGGCCGCCTGGTCGAATGTGGTCAAACTGATCACGTCAGCGGCGGGCGCATCGGCCATGTCGGGCACGGTTGCTGCCAGCGCGTTAACACCCACACCGTCGCGCTCGCAGATCAATGCGAACACGGCGGCCCTCTACGGTTTGGGGCGCCAACTCCTGCTCGCTCAAGCTGTGGGCATTTCCTCGCTGGTGGGGACCGACCAGGACAACCTACAGGCAGGCATTGCCGCCTTGACCCAGCAGGATCAGGGCACCTCGGGCCAAAGCGTGGTATTGACCACCGGGGTGATCGTGCAGACGATCGCCGGCATCACCCAGCCGCAGTCGGTGGCCCAGCAAGTCACGCAAGACATGATGCTGGCGGTGCGCGACGCCTTGCTCGCCGCACTGGACGCTGAGTCCTTGCGCTGTGGCGACGCCTGCTATGACGCGCTGCAAGAAGCCTATGCCAGCGTCTACGCCGATTTGACTGGTCGCGCGCAAAGCGCTGCGCGGCTCACGACCTGGACGCCGCCCGAGACCATGCCCATGCTCGCGGTGGCCTATGAGCTGTACGCCGACGCGACGCGGGACGCCGAGATCATCTTTAGAAACGGCATCCGCAATCCGGGCATGACGCCGCCATTCGCGCTGTCGGTACTGACCGCGTGAGAGGGAATCGACGATGACCATCGACCCCAACGATGCCTTCACTGCCTTAACCAGCGGCGTGCGAAACCAGGTGCGCCTCATCATCGGCGGGCAGGAGTACGGTGGCTGGAAGAAGGTCAGCATCCAGGCCGGCATTGAACGCCAGGCGCGCAGCTTTGAGCTCACCGTCACCGACCGCTGGCCGGCACAAGGCAATGGCGCCACGCAGACTACGGCGGCCATCGCCGCCAGCCGTCGAATCCGTCCATTTGATACGGCGCAGGTGTTCATCGGCAATGATCTGGTGCTCACCGGCTATGTCGATGCCACGCCGATCCAGTACGACGGCCGCGCGTTGACCATTGCCATCCGGGGCCGCAGCAAGACCTGTGATCTGGTGGATTGCTGCCCGCCAGATTCTGGATCAACGCCGGCCGTGAGCACCGCTGGTCTGTGGGCCGATGTCAAAGGCAAAGACGGCAAGACCGGCACCTTGGTCACACCTGCCGCTGCCAGCAGCACCTCGGGCAGTAACACGCCGAATGTCTGGCGCAATACCAAACTGGAGAGCATCGCAGCTGCCTTGGCCGCACCCTATGGTGTGCGCGTGCTCAGCGAAATCGATACCGGCGCACCGATCGTGGAACACCACGTCCAGGTCGGAGAAACCGTGTTCGAGAGCATCGACCGCCTGATGCGCCTGCGCCATGTGCTGTCTACCGACAACGAGAAGGGCGACTTGGTGTTTATCGACGTAGGCAGTTCCGGCAACGCCACCACCACGCTCGAGCTGGGCCAGAACATTCGCGAGGCCAGTTGCAAGCTCGACTTCAAGGCCGTGATGTCTCGCTACGTGGTCAAGGGTCAGCGTGCGGGCAATGACGGCGATTTTGGCGAAGACGCCAACGAAGCCGAGGGCGACGACGACAGCGAGGCCGAGCTCGAGGACGGCACCACTGACACCGGCGCGCCCGTCACGGCCAGCCTGCAAGACGCGCGGTCCAAACGGCTGCGGGTGCTCGTGCTCAAACAGGTCGGTCATGCCGACAGCGGGACCTGTCAGGACCGTGCGCTGTATGAGCGCGCCCACCGTGCAGCCAAGGCGCTGGAGACCACCTACACGGTGGCCGGCTGGCGGCAGTCAGACGGCAGTTTGTGGATTCCCAATCTGCTGGTGCGCGTGAGAGACGGTGTGATCGGTTTTGATCAGACCATGGTGATCGCGGAAGTGCATTACCAGCTCGACGAGAACGGCCTGCGCACCCAGCTTCGGGTCGGGCCGCCCGATGGCTATCGATCCAAGGCGGCCAAACCCATCAAAGGGGGCGTCAAGAAGGGTGGCGCAGCCAACTGGGGCGACGTGCAATGAGGCAACCGTCATGACCGACTTCGCCCGTCTGATCGCACCTTACGCCCGCCGCCTGTCCAACATGATCGCGCGCGGCACAGTGACGCTGGTCAATGCGGCAACCAAGATGCAAAGCCTGCAGCTGCGCCTGCTCGCCGGAGAGGCCAAGGCCGATGTCGAGCAGTTTGAGCCCTATGGCTTCACCAGCAACCCCAATCCGGGCGCCGAATGCCTGGCGCTGTTCCTGGATGGCGACCGCTCGCACGGCGTGGTGATCTGCGTTGCGGATCGTCGCTACCGGGTCAAGGGACTGGCCACGGGCGAAGTGATCGTGCATGACGACCAGGGCCAATCGATTTACGTGCAGCGCAGAGGCATCACGCTCACCGACAAGGCCGGATCAACCGTCAAGCTGGGCGGCGACGGCAGCGGGACGCTCAATTTTGCGGGCGGTCTCACCATCAATGCCAACAGCAAGATCGTCGGCACCTTGGAAGTCACGCAGGACCTGACCTGCGACCAGAACATCACCGCCGCGCAAAACGTGGCCGACCAGGGTGGCGCCAAAACCATGGCCGGCATGCGCGCCACTTTCAATGGCCACACGCACAGCGGCACCGACAGCCACGGCGACAGCTTCACCACGGCTGCGCCCAATCAGCAGGAATAGCCTATGCGCGACACACTTCCGCTGACCGTCACCATCGATGGCCAAGCGACCACGCTTGGCCTTTTGCAGGACATCGACAACGACCTTTCCGACCCCTTGGTGCGCGCCGTGATCATCAGTCTCTTCACCTGGCGGCGGGCCAATGATGACGACGTGCTGCCAAATCCGGGAAGTTTTCGGATGGGATGGTGGGGCGACTCGTTTCCCCCGGTGCAAAACGATCGTATCGGCTCGCGCTTGTGGCTGCTCGCCCGCGCCAAGCTGACCGACACCACCGTCAAGCAAGCCCAGGACTATGCCGTCGAAGCGCTGCAGTGGCTCGTGGATGACCAGGTCGCAGCGCGCGTTAGCGTGACGTGCCAGCGGTTGGGTCTTTCCACCCTCGCCATGCGCTGCGCCCTCTATCAAAGCGACGGCCAAGCCTCGGCGCTGGTCCAGTTCCAGAACCTCTGGAGGTTGCTCAATGGGGTTTGAATATGTTTAACCGTCCCTCCCTGGCCGACCTGATCAATCGCACGACCAATGACGTGTTTCAGCGGCTGCAGTTGCAAAGTGCGAATCTTGGTGTTCTACGCCGCATGGACGCCCAGGTCTATGCCCGTGTGCAGGCTGGCGTCGCCCATGGCCTGTATGCCTTCATCGAATGGGTGAGCCGCCAGATCATCATCGACACCGCCGAGAGCGAGTTTCTGGAACGCTGGGCGTCGATCTGGGGTGTGCAACGCCTGGCCGCGCAGTCGGCAACCGGCACCATCACGTTCACCGTGTCGCCAGGTGCCGCCGATGTCCCGGCAGGCACTCTGGTCTCCACACTCGATGGTACGCAGTTTCAAACCACGGCCGATATCACGGTCAGTGGCAATCTGGCGAGCGCGCCCATTGCGTCCGTGGTCGCGGCCGCCGCTGCCAATGGGTACTCGGGCCAAACCGCCAACCTGCTCACGCCCGTGCTGGGCGTGCAGACCGCAGCGGTGCTGGGCACGCTTTCGGGTGGCAGTGATCTGGAGTCCGACGACAGCCTGCGCGCCCGCCTGCTCAACCGCATCCAGCAGCCGCCACAAGGCGGAGATGCCAACGACTATGTGCAGTGGGCCTTGGCCGCTCCCGGCGGCGGTGTCACACGCGCCTGGTGTGTGCCCGAGCAGTTCGGACAAGGTACCGTGGGCGTGGCCCTGGTGTGCGACGGCAATGACACGGGCGGCACGGCCTCGATCCTGCCCACGCCCGCGCAAATCGCCATCGTGGCCGCCTACATAGACGCGGTGCGCCCGGTCACGGCCCATGTGTCGGTGTATGCACCCACGGCAGTGCCAGTCAACTTCACCATCCAAGGCTTGAGCCCGGATACCGTAGCCGAGCAAACCGCCGTGGCGGCTGAACTCGCGGACCTGCTGGTTCGTGAAGGTCAGCCAGGGGGCACGATTTTGCTGTCGCACATGCGCTCCGCGATTTCCGCAGCGGCCAATGAGTGGGATTACGTGTTGATTGCACCGACCGCCAACGTCGTCATGGGCGCAGGGCAAATCCCCGTGATGGGGAGCGTGACGTGGCAGTGAACACGACCAGCGCGGCGTCTGCCCTCCAGCAAGTCGGCGGCCCGCTGTCGGCGGACGACTACCTGGTTTTGCAGCAGCAACTGATGCCGTATGGGCCGGCCTGGACTGATGCCCCGGATGCGGCGATCACTGCGCTGCTCACCGGCTTGGCCCAGGAACTCGCGCGCATCGATACGCGGACCTGGCAGCTGATCAATGAGGCGGACCCGCGCACGACCAATGAGTTGTTTGGCGATTGGGAGCGGGTGGCGGGCCTGCCCGATCCCTGTGTCGTCGCACTCGGGGACCAGCAGACCCAGGCTCAGTTGCGCGCGGCGCTGGTTTCCAAGCTGGTGCAAGTGGGCGGTCAGTCGCGTGCGTACTTTGTGTCGGTGGCCGAGGCCATGGGCTTTGCCATCACGATCACCGAAGGGTGGCAGCAGGTCGACACCGTGATTTCGCCCGTCAACAACCCGCTCATGAATGGCGGCTGGATCTACGTCTGGACC